TCGCTGAACTCAAAGAAGGAATCGGCGCAGCCCTGATTCCTGTCCTCGACGCCGTACTTCCCCTGGTCAACAAGTTTGCGAAATGGGCGCAGGACAACCCTGAATTCTTTACCGTGATTGGCGTCGCACTTGCAAGCATCGCAGCAGCAGTCGTTGCAATCAACATCGCAATGAGCATCAACCCAATCACCGCCATCGCAATCGGTATCGGATTGGTGGCAGCAGCAGCAGTTATCGCCTACAAGAAATTTGAAACATTCCGCACCATTGTTGACGGCATATTCGGCGCAATAAAGTTTTATATCAACAACGTCACGATCCCGCTTTTTAAAGCGTTACTTGGTGCAGCAACATTTGTCTTTGACGCAATCGCTTCGGTTTGGAACAACACCGTCGGCAAATTGGCGTTCAAAATCCCAGATTGGGTTCCTCTCCTCGGTGGCAAAAGTTTTGCAATGCCTAAAATTGGCGGATCAGGCGACAGCGGAGGAGGCTTGACAAGTGCTCGAGCCTTTGAAGAATCACAGAAAACAATCATTGACGCCAACCCAGATGTCTTCAGCGCACCACCTGCAATCGCAACTGCTGCACCAGGCAAAATGCAAAACTCTGAACCGCCTGTTTCAGCAATGCCGTCAGGCACAGGATTCAACGCAATGGCGGGAGGTCTCGCAGGACTTGACTTCAGCAACGTCACATTCAACATCGACGCAGGACTCATCTCGTCGCCCGCCACAGTCGGTCAAGACATCATCGACGCCATCCTCGCAGCACAACGCAACTCAGGCGTTGTCTTCGCTCCGGCATCGGGACTGTAATGACCGTCCCCACATACCAAGTCCTTGTCGGATTCCAGACAACTACAGGATTCGGTCAACCCTTCCAACTCAACGACGCCGTCTACGGTCTACTGAACACAGGCACCCTCGGCGGTCTCGCATACGCAGACCTCACTTCGCTCGTTCTGTCAGTCAACATTAAGCGCGGACGCAACCGCCAACTAGACCAGTTCAACGCAGGAACCGCACAGGTCGTGTTCAACAACAACTCCCGCATCCTTGACCCTCTGAACACGGCCTCGATTTACTACCCGTTCGTGTTGCCTCGCTCGCCAATCATCATTTACGCCAACGGCACCCCCATCTACACAGGGTTCGTCGAAGATTGGGACTTGGACTATCAGAACGCCAACCAGGGCAGAATGTTCGCTCGATGCGTTGACACCTTCGGAACTCTGGCAAATCAGCAACTCAACGCCTTTACCCCGTCGGCACAGACTTCAGGGTTGCGCGTAGACGCCGTTCTAGACCGTCCAGAGGTCGCCTATCAGGGCGCAAGGTCTATCGGTACAGGGTCGTCTACTCTCGGGGCTTACGCGGTCTCTCAGGACACAAACGTCCTCAACTATCTACAGCAAGTCAACACCTCCGAGCAGGGCTACCTCTACACCTCAGCCGATGGAACCCTCACCTTCAAGGGCAGGTCGAGCGTTCTTAACCCCGTCTCAGGTGCCTCGTTCACGACCGACGGCACAGGCATTCCGTACATGAGCCTGGTTAACCAGTACGGATCAGAACTGCTCTACAACTACATTGTGACTCAATCGCCCGCAGGAGCGGCGCAGACAAACTCAGATTCGACGTCAATTTCTCTGTATCAGGCGCAGAACTACAACCTTCTTAGTCTGCTCAACTCCACGACCTCAGAAGTCAACGGTCTCGGCGCGTACCTTCTTGGTAAATACCGCAACCCCGTTGTCCGCTTCACAGGCGTCTCATGCGAACTTGCAGCTCTTACTTCCGCACAATGGGCAACCATCTTTGCCATTGACCTGACGTCAATCGTGACAGTCCAAAAGGACTACAACACCGGAACCCCGCTCACAGAATCGCAGACCCTGATCACTTCAGGAATTGAACACCGAATCGTTCCAGGGTCTCATATTGTTTCGTACACTTTTGAAAGTACGGACGGCAACCAATACCTGACCCTTGACGATGCAATCTTCGGAACGCTCGACAACAACCTTCTCAGTTTCTAAAGGAGACACAACATGACAGCAAATACAACATTCGTTTCAGGGGCAGTCCTAACGGCAGCACAAATGAACGCACTTCCTTGGGGCGTTACAGACGCAACTTCTGGTGGTACTTCATCACGAGCATGGATAAAAATAAACGCTGCACAATCTGTGGCATCAGGCGCTGCCATAGTCGATGTAACTTCGTCAACTTTTACCTTTACAGGCGTTGCAGGCAGACTTTACAAATATTCATACATTTACAACCTCGAATGGGCTGGCTCGGGTGGTTACGCAGCATTTAGCATCACAGACGGGAGCAATACAGTATTGAAATTGGCACCGCAAGTAGATTCTAAAAACGGTTTTATGCAATATACCGATTACTACATTTTTACATTGACTGGAAGCGGAACAATTAAAACACGAGTAACAAACAACGCATCAAACTTGACCTTGAACGGGACAGGAACAAAAATGGGATTCGCCCAAATTGAGGATATCGGCCCTTCAACATGAGAAAAAGCCTAATTCTATTGGTCTTTTTGGGGTCGCTCACCGCTTGCGCAGACCGTGAACGCCTCAACTGCCCACCAACAAAAAACAAAGCATTGCGCGGCGTAACCGAAACAATCTCAACAACAATTGCACCTGCCTACGGCACTGGAGGGAAATGCACATGAAACCCCAAAACAGAATGAGCAACGAAGAAATCAAAGCACGACTTATCTTTGTCGTAGCCATCGGCTTGACGCTCGCCTTCGTTCTGTCAATCATCTCACTTCTCTACGGCTTACTGTTTGTAACTCAACCGCTTGAAGTCTCACCTAACGACGATGCAGCCTGGTCAGTCTTGTCGCCAATGCTTGCGACGTTAACTGGCGGGCTTCTCGGGGTGCTCGCGGGTAACGGCCTCAAGGATCGTCCGAAAGACCCGCCTGCACCATGACCGCTCGCAAATATCCCTTCTACCCTTCGTGGGATGGCAAAGCCACCTCACCAATCACAAAGAAATTCTTTGATCTATGTCAACGGCGTTGGGCATTTACGAATCTAGGAATGTACGTCAACCGCCCGATGCGCGGGTCAAAGAACCTAAGTGTTCATGCCAGTGGCTATGCCGTCGATATGGGTTATTCCGCAACTCGAGCAGGAAGAGCAGCTGCAAAAGAAGCATGGACATGGCTCATTGAAAACTCCGAATCGCTCCTGTTATGCGAACTGCATGACTACGCCTACCGCAACCCTGCACAACCCGACACAGACAAAACCGCCTACGGCAGAGGCTGGAGATGCTCGCGCGGGCCAGGGGAAAAAGGCACCAAAATTTTCACCAAATCCGACAACGCAGGCTCGTTCGGTGGCGTTTGGCTCCATGCCGAAATCTCCAACGAATGGGAAAGCCCCGAAGCATTTGAAGCAGCCTGGCGAGCCTTGCCGAAACCATAAATCGCCCGAAGAAATCACCCTCTTCGCGCTAGACCTCGGGACTAACTGTGTTTCCCTCATTGGTTCCGAGGTCGAATCCGCCACCCAGACGCTTCCCTGTGTTACAACATCCAGACACGAACAGCGAAGGGAAACCGCTATGACCGACACTCAATTCATTTACAGTTTCATAATGGGATGGGTCTCATGTTGGCTATGGCTCAAGATGATGGCTAACAGGTGATGCTTCCAACGTGGGGGTATATGCCGTTATGGTCTAAGGACAAACTAACCCTCGTCCAAATCTTTACGGATTCGGCAACAGAAGAGATCGTCAAAGTCACAGTCGCCACAAGGCGCGCTCCCTGGATGATGTTCGCTTCGATTACAGAAGTTGAAAAGGTTGATTAAGAGAATCATGGCAATCGCCCTCATCACCGCCACATTCACCGCCTCGCCCGCAAGCGCAGCTGCACAATCATGCCCTCAATGGGAACCGCTTCTCCGTAAGCATTTCCCCGCAAAGGTCGTGCCAACCCTCTCGAGGATTATGTATCGCGAATCTCGCTGCACCCCGCGCGCCGTGTCGCCAGTCCGCCGAAGCACCGGACGACCCGATGTCGGTCTCATGCAGATTCAAGGGTCGTGGGCAACCGTGACACGGGCAGTCTGTAAGAAACCAGATGTCATCCGCGCATTACAAGATCCGTCGTGTAATGTTCGGGTCGCTCGATACCTCTACGACAATGGGGGTCTTGGGCATTGGAAAGCGACCTCAGGGTCGTAACGAAAGATGAGGGAAACATCATGGAATTAACCACCGACGAAATCATTGCGCGACTGATGAATCTGTCAGTCAAACTGGACGGAGAGATGCGCTTCGAAGAAGGCTCAACAGTCAGTCAGGCAATCGCTCTGATCATGACAATGCGCAACTCGGCAGAACGCCTACGCCATCCGAGCATGAACAACAACGAAGAACTCAAAGCAGTCATCGAATGGATTGTTGACCAGAAATGAGCATTGAAGACTACGAACCAGTTGCCAGTCGCCTTGCGCGGTTCTGGGAAAAACACCCCGAAGGACGAGTCATTACAAAACTCATCACATTCGAAGGTGACCGAGTCATTGTCCAGGCCGACATCTATGTCGATAGAGAAGATGACCGCCCCGTTGCAACCGACTTTGCAGAAGAGTTGCGCGGGTCTAGCAATGTCAACAAAACAAGCCATATCGAGAATGCAGCCACATCCGCAATCGGTAGGGCGCTCGCTGACTGTTCCTTCGCCTCAAGTACCGACTGGACGAAACGCCCGTCGCGCGAAGAGATGCAGAAGGTGGACAGGATGACGTCACGACCCACAGAAGGCGGAACCGTCACCGAGCCGTCCAACCTTGCCTCAGACAAGCAGCAAAACATGATCCGCGCGGTCTGTAAGTCAATGGGCAAAGTTCCACCGGCAAACCTTCAAGGCATGACAAAGCGCGAAGCGTCTGCATACATTGACACCCTTAAGAGCGCACCTGCACCGCAAGAAGAACCCGAAGAAGCATTCTGATGGTTGAGTTTCTGACTCTGATCATCATGTGCATCAGTCTCTTCATGTGCGGATTCCTCTTGGGAAAAGACACCCGATGACCGTCTCCGAAAAAATATTTCAAGACCAAGTCATTAAGTTGGCCAGGATGCAACAGTGGCTCGTTTTCCATGCGTCACCCTCATCGCCTCGCCCTGGGGTATGGAGGTCAGACGGCAACGGATTCCCCGATCTAGTTCTCGTCTCAACATCTATCCCATCTCGAGGAGTCATCTTCTGCGAATTAAAAGCAGCTGAAGGCAAACTCTCAGCAGAGCAAGAAAAATACGCACGATGCCTTGTCAACGCAGGAATTGAATATCACCTCTGGCGTCCTCGAGACCTTGACGCAATAGCAGCTCGACTTGGCAGGCAGGCAAAGATTCAATGAGGCAACCAGTCCGCGTCATCCTGTCCGATGCTGATATGCAGATTGCAGCGCATGGTGGCGTCAACCGTCGCCTCCT